AATAAGCAAACCCTTGAGCGATTTAATAGGGCTATGGGTTTGTTGCAGACTGACCGCAAGGCTGCTGAAGGTGAGTTAAAGGTGCTGGAGGCTGAGGTGCAAAACAGTGTGGCTGCTGCTGCACTGAGGCAAGGCCAGTACAAACAAGCACAAGATGCTTTGTTTAAGGCTGTGGAAGGCTCTGATCGTGCTTCTCAAACGATGTTGCAATTAAAGCAACAGGCAGAGTTAAAGCGTGAGCAGATGGCTTTGCAAAAACAAATCGCTGATAACAATGCTGCATTAAGGCGCGACCTTGCTGAACAAAGAGCAAGCCAAGGATCATTAAAACCTGGTGCTGACGTTACTAAAAAATTTGTTGCTGACAATGTGCTTGTTGCTGACATCAACGACTTAATAAACGATTTAAGAAACCCATCGCTCGCTCAGAAAATCCAGCAAACAAGGCCGCAAGAGTGGGCAACAGAACAAGGCGGTACATTGCTTGCGCAAGTTATACAGACTGAACGCGATCCAGAAGTTCGCCAGTTCATGACCAAAATTATTCGCATGAGAAATAAATATTACTTAGACCAGTCAGGTAAAGCTGTGACTGGTGCTGAGGCATTGCGAAATTATGGTGCGGTTCCTCAACCTGGCGATACCCCAGAAGTCATCAATGAAAAACTTAAGATCATGTCTGGAGGCATCCAAGACACGATTAATGTCTATAGGCAAATGTTTACTGGTTTACCAGCAATTCAGGTAAGACCAGGTATGAATACTGGCGTTACTCAAGGCGAAAAAGTAAACCCTTATCAAACAGCAGCTCCAGTTTTGATGCAACAAGCGCCACAAACAGGGCCGCAAGAAGGGCAAGAAGCAACTTCTAAGTCTGGCAAACCAATGGTGTTTCGTAACGGGGCATGGGAGTACAAGTAATGGCTGCTGTACCTGAAGACGATCTTCCTGATTCTTTGCGCGGAAAATCAGTTCCGCAAGATGACTTGCCTGCGTCAAGCGTACCTAGTCTTGAGCCGCAACCAAAACCAAAAGAAAAGTCGCTGCTTGAACGTGGCAAGGAGTTTGTCGGTTCAGCGTTAGGTGGTGCAACAGTTGGTGCCGTAGCTCCGGAGTTAACAATCGGCGCTGGTTTAGCAGCGTCTGCGTTTCCTCCTACTGCTCCGCTTGGCCCTCCGCTTATTGCTGCTGGTAACGTCATGCGTGGCGCAAGGCTTGCGTCTGCTGGTGCCGGAGCGCTATCTGGCGCTGCTGGAGAAGCCGCTGCTCAAGCAACAGAAATGGCTGGTGGTGGCCCTAAGACGCAAGAGATGGCAAGGTTTGGTGCAGAGATTGTTGCGCCTGAAACCGGAAGATTCATTAGCCGTTTTGCTGGTCGCATGGCTCCTACAGGCTATGTACAAGACGCATCGACTGCCATGCGCTCCATGCTTATGCCAAGCACTTCAACAGAAACATTGGCTAGGCAAGCAGCAGTAGAAAGACTTCAAGGGAAAATGCGAGGCGGTGCGCCTGCAACTGATATATCCGCACAGACTCGTGTTTACGAATCAGCTAAGCAACGAATCATGGAGCAACAACAACGCTTGCAAAATGATTTTCAACGGGCTGAAGGTGACGCTAATCGTGCAGCGCAAGACATACTTGGTGCAGCAGAGCAGCAAGTAGGAAGGCTACAAAGCCAGTTTGAAAGCGCCATGATGCGGCTTGAAAAGGCAGAGCAAGAGCGATCAGGATTGGCGTTGTTAAACGCTAAGAATGAAGCAGATCGTATTCTCGCTAAGGCTGCGCAAGATGACCCTGTGATTAGGCGCAATGCTCAGCAACAAGCTGATGCTGTCATGCAACAAGGTCAAAGACAAGCAGAGCAGATACTTAGCCAAGCAAGCGAAAGGGCTGCAAGACTGCGTGAGGTTGCATCGAGAACAAGACAGCGTGGTGAAGAAAGGCTTACGCAGGCTAGGGGTCAGTTTGGAACTATTGGTGAACCTGTCAATGTTGCCGACATAGGTAGTGAGTTGCGAGGCTTGGTTGATACGCGCTTGCAATCATTGCGATCTGCAAGGCAACAAGCGGCAGATACAAACATGAGCGATGCCTTTGCTCAAGCGGAGGCTAGAGAAAAATCAGGCTCTCGCATCAAACAAACACAAGCGTTTAATGCTGGCCTTGAACAGATTAATGACATCTTGCGTAATCCAGATACCAAGATGTCTAACGTCAATCTTCCTCAGATACGCGACCAACTCAATCGAGTTAAAAGCGCAATCACTGGACGCACAGTTGCTGAAGATGGTTCGGTTATAGACCGCGAGGTTAGTTTTAGATCACTAGAATATTTACGTCGATTCCTTGGTGATCGTGCTGCCGGTCTTCCTGCTGAAGGTTTTGATGCTATTGGTCAACAACAAGCCGGTCAACTCAAAGCGATTGTGGAAAACATTCAACGTGAGTTTGTTCCTGGTTTTGGTAAAGCGCTTGATCAGTACCGTATTGATAGCGAACCTATTAGTCAGTTCAAGAGTAGGTTTGGCAAAGCGTTAACAGGCCGAGAAGACTTTGACTTTAGTCGGTTTACGACATTTGCGGCTGACTTGCCAAGTCAAATCTTTAAGAACAGAGATACCGTTAATGAAGCTATTGCGCTTGCAGGTGGTAACGAAGCAGCAGTAGAAAAACTAGCCCGTTCTTTTGTTGCAGACCAACTGCAAAGCAAGGGTGGTAAAGATATACAAAACTTTATCTTTGCTAATCGTGGTTGGCTTGAACGTTTCCCGCAGTTGCGCCAAGACTTGCAAGGTTATGCAGGTACGCTTGGTACGGCTGAATCGGTTGCTGGCCGTAGAGAAAAATTGGCATCAGCATTGCGTACAGAGATGAGCGCTCTTCCAGGTAAAGCACAAACAGAAGCCGCTAAGTTACAAGCGCAAGCAGCAAAAGAAGCTGGTCGCATTGAAAGCGCTGGTGAACGTGAGGCGTCTAAAGCGATGGCAGGCGCTGAGAGGCTTGCCAAAGAAGCGGAAGTTTCTGGAACAAAAGAAGCTGAACGACTTGCTAGCTTGTTAGAAAGTCAAAGAACGTCTGGCGCTGCAGAAATAGCTAAGCAACGGACAGCAATCATGTCTGAGGCAGAAAAGAAAGCTAAGGGTTTGATGCCAGAATCGATTGCTACACCAGAGCAGGCGGTGCAAATGGTTCTTGGTTCTAAGAACCCTGCGCAAACCATTGAAGCAATGCTTACGGGTGCCAAGTCCATTGAAGATATTCGCAAGCTATCTGCATACCTTGGTACAGACAGAAACACTAAAAACGACTTTGTAAAAGCCTTAGAGATTTCGTTATCTCGTGTATCGCCTCAGAAACTTAACGATGTGTTTGAGCGCAATGTTGTACCAGCGCTTGAAGGCTCTGCTTTAGTAGGGCCAAAACAGATCAACCAATTACGCCAGCAGATACAAGTTATTAACCGAGTGATCGATCCTGATCGCCGTGTGGAAGCCGCGGTTCGTTTACTGCGTGCTGTAGGCGCTGGAACAACTGGCGCTTTCACTGCCGAGCCTGTTGGTTCATTATTAGGGAGCCGATAATGCCACTCAAAAAAGGTAGCAGTCAAAAAACAATCTCCAGCAATATCGGCGAGATAGTGCGAAGTTTCAAAGAAAGTGGCAAGATTGGCACCAGCCGACCTGCCAGTAAACGTGCAGCAGTCAAGCAGGCTGCGGCCATAGCTTATTCAACGGCTCGCAAAACGAAGAGAGGTATGCGATGAATTACGATGCAACGATGAAAGCAGAAGGCAATAAAGAGATGAAGCGTCAAGAGGCGCAAGCCGCTGAAGCTGGTCGCAATGAAGTTGCAGGTTCGCTTGCAGCGCAACGTGCCTTAGGACGTATGCCTGTGCAGAAGATGCCTGAGCGTCAGCCTAAGCGTCGCATGATGCGATGAAGCGTAAGACCTCTGGGATTAACCCAGACCTAGAGTCTGCGATTAGCAAGCTCTTGGCTGAGGTCATGGCTGATCCAGAGGCCACACTCACGGACAAGAGCAAGATCATTGACCGTGCGTTGAAGTTGGAAGCCATCCGATTGAAAGCATCGGATGCTGAATGGGGTAGCGGGTTCTTAGACAGCGATGATGATGATAGTTAAGGTAACATAGAGAACCTTAACTAACCCATGGGGCTGAACATGGATTCAAACTTGCTGTTGAAGGTAGTACGGATTTCTTTGAAGTTGGTGGTGGCTAGGGTTTTGACAATCTTGGCGTTGTCGATGACTTTTGCCTTGGCTTGCTGGACGATGTGGGGGCCGACGTATGAGCGACTCGCTGCATTATTGATCTTTGCCATCACGGTCTTTTTACCATCCTTGATAAAGGAAGCGAAGCATGATGACGATGACGAAAATAGTGAGCAAGCAGGTGGTACTAAAGCCTAGCCAAGGTACGGCCAAGCAAGTTACACCTAACTTCCAACCGAAGTTCATGAGCGGTGATAAGTGCTATGGCACGATGACTGCTGCACAGCAATGGGGTAAAGGCAATGGCAAATAATATTGCTTTCCTCGCCACAGGAAAAACCTATTTACTGGCAGTGACAACTACATCATCGAATGTGGCTGTTAACTCCGACACGCCTGCAAACCAATTCTCACTTTACAACGATGGAAATCATGAAATCTTTGTGAAGACGGGTGTTAGCAATACAACGACCGCCGTGATTCCGACAAGTGGAACTGGTGAGTATGGATTTGTCGTACCTCCTAATAGTAGGATTGTGATTACTAATGGGCAGGCAAATGGAACAAATGCAGTTTATTTTGCTGGCATTTGCGACACGGGTACGCACAATCTTTACATCACACCAGGCGAAGGTATGGCGTAATGGAAATCTCAGTATCTATCATCGTTCAGGCTTTGATTGGTGCTGCTGCCGGTGCGTTTGGTGCTTACGTTGCCATCCGGTCAGACTTGGCTCACCTAAAAGCTAGGGTTGACATGCTTCATGAGGCTACAAGCATGGCTCACAAGCGCATAGACACCATGCTTAACAAGTAATGTTTGAGTTGCTTGGTGGTGGCTTGCTTGGCAGTATCTTTGGTGGTCTGTTCAGACTAGCACCAGAGATACTGAAGTATCTCGACAAGAAGAACGAACGTCAGCACGAACTCAACATGTTTCAACTACAGACTGACCTTGAGAAGGTGAAGGGTCAGTTTCGAGTCGAGGAAAAGTATGTTGATTACTCTGTTCAGCAACTCGATACGATTAAAGCTGCGTTTGAAGAGCAGGCTCAGACAGCTCACGAAGCAGGTAAGGTGGTGGCTGCTATTTCAGCTCTGGTTCGCCCTGGCATCACCTGGGCATTGTTCTTTATGTATGCAGCAGTCAAAGCGGCTACGTTGGTATTGGCTTTTCAAACAGAAGCGCCTTGGCATGAAGTTATTCTGAAGTGCTGGGATGAAGATGACTTTGCACTCTTCATGATGGTCATCAGTTTCTGGTTCGTTGGTAGAAGCATTGAAAAATACCAGCGTTCATGAGGCGATCAACCTCTCGATCCAGGTTCTTATTAAGCCCTTTGAAGGCTATGCTCGCAGACTTCCCAATGGGGATTGTGTTGCTTATCCTGACCCCGCTACTGGTGGCGACCCTTGGACTATTGGCTATGGTTCTACTGGCAGTGGCATTCGCTCAGGCACTATGTGGTCAAAAGATCAAGCCGAGCAGCGTCTTCAGGAGCATGTCCAATACTTCAGTCAAGGGTTGGTAAGACTCTCACCAAAGCTCTTGCAAGCATCACCTCGCCGCTTTGCAGCGGTGCTCTCTTGGGCCTATAACTGTGGTCTAGGTAACTATAGAATCAGTACGTTCAAGAAACGTGTGGATGCTAACGATTGGACAGGTGCTGCTGAGCAATGCTTGCTTTGGAACAAGGCTGCTGGCAGAGTGTTACCTGGGCTGACAAGACGCAGGCAAGCTGAAAGCATGATGATGAGGTAAGCATGGCAAACCCTATTTCTAAGACCACCAGAGGCAAAGGCAGGCACTTCCAGTCTGTTGCAGAGGGTGGTGGCATGACAGAGGCCGGTAGGAAGGCTTATAACAAGGCTACAGGCTCTAATCTGCAAGCGCCTGCACCAAACCCTAAGACACCCAGAGAAAAGGCTAGGAAGAAGAGTTTCTGTGCTCGATCTCGGTCTTGGTCTGGCCCTAGAGGTAAAGCAGCAAGAAGACGTTGGAGATGCTAATGAAACCAGGTCTATATGCAAACATTCACGCTAAACGTGCTCGCATTGCCGCTGGCAGTGGTGAACGCATGAGAAAAGTCGGTAGCAAAGGCGCACCCACTGCGCAAGCGTTTAGAGAGTCTGCCAAGACTGCAAAGCGTCCTACACGCTCTAAATCGAGATAGCGTTCCCCGCCGCCAGGAAAAATCGATTTTCCAAAAAAAACCCCCGCTAGGGATGCGGGGGAAGCTCGTCGGGAAGAGCAAAAGGAGGACAGAATGGCAGTGAGGCTGTCTGCTAACGCCTGCCTCTGGCGTAACCTAACTTGCAGACTAAGCGGAGTCAGAGTTCATTCTGCATGAGCGTGATGGCATCGTCAAGCAAGAACACGGCTAAGCTCTTCTTGCCATCACCCCTGCAAACCACGACAGGTATTTTCTTGCCATCGGCTGAAACAATCGCTTGTTCCATCCATTCGTAGAGTGCAATCTTCCTGCGTCGCTTGCATTCGATCATAAACGGCCCTAGATCGATGTCAGAGCCTCCATCCCTTGCTTGCCCTAGTACACGGGTTACTTTCGTCCCTAAGCGCTCTGAGAGCGTTTTAGAGACTTCCCTTTCGTAAGAAGCACCTCGATCTTTACCTAGCTTGCTCAATTGTTATTCACCCTTAGAAGGTTGTAAGCGTGATGCCTTACTTCGTCATTGACAGCATAGCCAAGCAAGTCTGGATCACACAGAGAGCGTAAGAACTCATCTCGCTGTGCAAGCAGGCTTTCTAGCCTTGCACAATGGCTTCTAAGCTCGCTATTCAGTTCTCTCAAGGTCTGGATACGTTCTGAATCGGTCACGGCCATGATTGCTCCTTTCAAGCCATATCGTCTTTCAGTGCAGCATCGTAAGCTCTGTCATCAGCGCCTTTGATGATTTCATGTGTAGTGAACTTAAACACACAGGCCACACAGCGTCTACGCCTTGTTACAAAACTCGTAAAAGGCTTTTTCTTCTGGTGCCTGCGTGTTTCAAGAATGATCGTGTCATTCATCTCACCCTTGTCAGCGCATCGAGGGCAGAGCATTAGAACGGTACGTCATCAGAAAAACCAACCTCTCTTGGAGGCTTGGGCTGGTAGCGGTTAACCCTTAGCGTGAAGAAATCACCATAGGCTGAAGTCTTCTTCCATGATGAGAGTTTGATCTGATCACCAGGCTTAAGTTCCTCATCAACAATGTAGAAACCTTCAAAGTCTGGCCCTTTCTCATGGCGTTTCTCTTTCACGCCAAATAAAACGCCTTCGCCTGGTTTGTTTTCGTATTTACCTCTGGTTGTACTCATGATTTTTCCTTTACTAGTGAATAAGCTGCAAACGATTTACCGTTCCTTGTGCAAACCATTGCAGTTGTGATGACATGCCCTGCTTTCCTTAATTCTTCGACTCTGGCTGCAAGTCTCGTGGTACCAATCTCGCTATAGGCTTGCAGTTGAGTGAGCGGCCCTCTTTGCAGCCGCTCAAGCACTGCTTGCGTCTGCGTTAGAGGCCCATCTCCAGATCGTCTTCCTCTGCCTCCAGAGTCACTACCTTTTTTGTGACGTAAGCCTCGACCGCATGATCGTGACAGCGCTTTTTGAACTCGATGGCTGCAACCCCGCCAAACGAACCGTAGACCTCTGCGTTGACCCGAAAGAGGCTTGCCAGCTTGGCATTCTTCTCCTCTGTGCTGATCTTGGTGTTGCTAGCAATCTTGCCAATCAAGCCAAAGAAGTTGTCATGCCACTGATGTTCATCGGCATGGCTTGAATACATCCTCGAGCCATCACCATCAGGAATCATCACCTTGAACTTACCTTCGACTGCTGGAGCAACCTTTGGAATCGGTGTATCAACAGGCATAGGCATCGGCGCAGTGACAGCGTTAGGAATCGTCTCCACCTCAGTCTCATCGAGCATCCCCAGTCCACAGTGAGCAAGTACGGTTCTTCGTATAGCTTTGGTAGTTGCCTTCATCAAGGCGTTGGCTTTTCCGATTCGCTCTGCGTCAAGTTCGACCGCTCCATCATTTTCAGTAACTCTTCCATCCTGTCCAGTGACTCGTACAGATACCAGATAGACACCCTCAAATCTCTCTCGGTTAATGATCGATACGGACAGCTTGTGCACTGCACACAACTGCTGTGTGGCTCCAGCATTTGCGTACAGCATCTTCTTCCCGTTAAGAACCAATAAATGGAACGGCTGTGCGCTAGGATCGAGTCCGACTTGCTGGCATCGGTAGTTGTAATAGGCGACTGCTTGTTCTTGGCTAAGGCCACTCATGTCTCCCTTAAGAACAATGGAATGGATTACGTCTTTATCGAGCGTATGTGGGTTAACTAAATCAGTTTTCATTTGAGTAAGAACCTCCGTGAACCTGGTACGTCACGCATAAAGCGTTGGTAAACCTCTGGCATTTCCTTTTGCAGAAGGGAACTGTCGAATCTTGTAGAACCTTTTGCAGAACGCCATGTGGCAAGCACTCGGCCATCAAAAGATTGCAAGGTGCCTGCTTCACCCATGCTTCCTTGAATGAACCCTGCTAGCTGATCTTCTGCCTCTTCCAGTTTCTTGATCTGATCTTTAATGGCTTTCAGTTGCTGGCAGGCTTGTTCTACTTGCAGGCTACTGAAAGCAACGCTGTCGGTCGATACTTTGAAGAGTTTCTTAGCATCTTCTGCACTCAGTGCTTGAGGCTTAGTCTGCGTTTGAATCTGACCCCATAGCTCTGCTTCGACTTTAATGAGATCGTTCTTCTCTTGCTCAGAGATACGCTGATCGATAAGAACCAGTTCCTGACCGCCAAATAAGACCGCTAGGACGATTCTTTCTACACGGTGAACCAAAGCCTCATGCACGCACTGTGCTTTGTCCTCAGGTGGCATAAGGCCGTTCTCATCGTACTTATTACGCTTAGCCTGGTTGTAGTTCTTAACTTCCACCAGTGTCTTGCCATCAGCAGAGATGAAGTCAAAATGACTAGCAAGCCAGTTATGCTCAGGATGACGTAACTCATAGTCTGCTTCCTTGAGTTCGATCTGCATCCTGGCACTGGCTTCTCTGCCAATGATGTCTTGTAGTTTGATACCCCATTGCACTGCTTCAACGTGGCTTATGTCTTCACGCTCAGTCTGGCCTGTCTTCTCAAGCCATACGTCTGCTGATCTGCCTGCTGCTATCTTGCGAGCATCAGTGGCCCAGATAGCAGACCGTCTTGATTCGGTGTCAAAGCTAGTCATGTTGTCATCTCCTTTGCCCAACTGCGAGGCCATAAGTAAGCAGCAGTGCGAACACCGCCTGCGTCAATAAGCACTTGCTCAGAAACTTCCTTACCACCTGGTAGCACGAACACACCTTGCTTCGTGTAGTGAGGTACGATCATGATCTGGTCAATGTAGTAAGAGCGACACCATTGGTGCTCTTCCATCTTGCCCCTATGCAAGAGCAAGCGATCAAGTGCGTTAGTCATTTGCTTCTCCTTTGTTTTTGCTCATGCGATGCGTATTAAGCCAAGCATCGATGTCTTCTTTGAAATAGAAAATCCTTCCTTTCTTTACGAAGCGTGGCCCTTTTCCACTGCACCGCATCATTGCTAGCGTCTTAGGTGCCAACCCAAGATACCGAGCAGCGTCTTCTGTACGCATACGGCCATCTGGGTACATGGCGATGCCTCTCCATGAATCTTGGATCGCATCGATTAAACTGCAAACAGTTTCAGTGACCATGTAACCTAGTCCATCAGGTTCTAAGTCACATTCTTTTTGTACACGCTGAAGTGTCTTCAAAGCGCACATCAAGATGTCCCTGCTCATATACCTACCTCATCAAAGGCTGTAGAAATGTTCTTAGTAACATCCTTACGCTTCATTGAAAGCCAGAGTTGTTTGAACTCTTCGATCTCTGACATGAGCTTTTCAACGTCATCGAAGGCATAAGGTTCGAGCAAAGCACTGCGATAGCACATTGACCTGCTGGCCCAAGCAGCTCTTTCAATGACTTTTCCCATCGCATCCCTGAGTTCTTTCTGTTCCCAGTAATCCAGTTTCATGATTCTCTCCGGTTTAGGTTAGGTACTACAGTGGTGAATATACACTAGGAATATATGTCTATACATCTCTAATCGACCATTCGTCGGAAGTATTTACATGATGGAAGGTTCTGTGTAAGATTCGTTCTGTTGTCGTCGAAGTCAACAAAAACTGAAGGCCACTTACTCATGCTTCTACCCTTGACTAACCATCAAGGGACTTCGACTAGGAGCAGCAGTAAGTGGCTTTTTTGTTGGCTGCATGGATTGCAGACCAAAGTTCGCTGCAAGCAAGTGGGACTCAGAACCCAGCCAATAACGATAACTGGCGCAGCTAGACCGACCACCGCCGTAACTGCGTAAGAGGGCAACGGGGAACTGTTTCAAGCCCAACTGATATGAGTGACCTCGAAAGAGGGATGGCAGACCAGAGACAGGGGTGCGCGACACCGTAACTGCCATAGTCAGTCTATGCGTAAAGGCTGGCCCCATGTGCGATAGCGATTCCCATCGGCATGGATACTCACTAACTCTGTTTAGTTACAGAGTAGGTGAGTATTTGCCCAAAGCTCCTGCTCAAACCCTCGGCATGGTCATATTAAATGGATTATGGAAGCTAAGATTCTCTTCTTCGATGATTAGATTCTTCTTCTTGATAGGCTTCTTCAGGTTCTTATTTGTAACGCAGTATCCATAAGCCCATCCTAGCTTTTTGCAGATAGAAGACTGACGCAGCATCAGTTCTCTTTCGATCACTCCTTGTTCTAACAGTGGCATGAGTGAGTTCGAGATTGACTTGGTTGTTACTCCGAGTTTCCCTGCTAGCTCCTTGAGAGTCACTGGAGAGGTTCTAGTTTGCATGTATTGCAAGCAAGCCTGACCTCGATCAATCTTAGCTTTCGTTCTCAGCTTGTGAATGCTCATCGTTGTACTCATTGCTCACTCCTTGCTTTCAGCATAGCGTCTGCCCATCCATACGCAGCTCTTGCAATTCGATCCATCGACTCATGGTCTTTTATTAGAGGTGGAACCCCTTCCCACCCAAGAATTGCTTGCATTGCCTTAGCTGCAAAGTAATCACGCATGGTGATTATTTCGTCTGGTGTCATGTGTTCTTCTCCTTCAGCTTGGCTTCAATGGCTTGAACAGTGTAGGTCTGTACTGCACTGTCCTTGCTTCGTTGCCCCCTATAAACCGTTCCATCCCCGTAGCAATTACCGTCATCTTTTTGCGATGTGATGTAAACGCAAGGCAACGCCACTGGCTCTTGCTCTTTTTTTAGTGCTTGGCGCAGGACGGTAATAGCTTCGCCGTAATAGTTTTCTTCGCCCGTCTCCATTAACATTTCTGCGCCTGCATCCTCCAGCACTTCTATCGCTTCTTCAATAGCTTCTCTATTCACTTGTTCTTCTCCTTTAGCTTGGCTTCAATGGCTTGGGAAAATCCCCATCGATCAAACCACTCTGAATTACTTGCATCAAACTTTTCGGACAGATAACCTAAATCTTGTATCTCCTCATCCGTCAGCCCAACCCATTCACGTTTTGGTGGTGTGGTGTAGAGGGGTTGAAGTCCACGCAAGCCTTCTGCGCCGTCAAGCGTGTCGATATATCTCCAGTGGACTTCGCGGTTAAACCAAGTGCCAGAACGAAAACGCCACGCCACCGGCTCTTGTTCTGTGTCCAGTGCTTGGCGCAGGGCAGTAATGGCTTGCTTTCTGCTAACAAGTCCAGCATGACTTATTGGATCACTCTCCAGCGCCTCTAGCGCAATCTGCATGGCTTCTCTGCTCATGTGTTTTTCCCCTTCAGCTTGGCTTCAATGTAAGCAGCAAAGGCTTCACACCAGGCTTGCCTCTGCTCATCAAAATCTAAGTGCTTGACTAGCTCAACAAAATTAAATGCTTCATGCACTTCATCAGGTGTAATGCTTTGCCATGGCTTTGCCACTGGTGCTTTATTGATCGCTTCTTCGAGGCAACAGAAAGCGTCATGTAAATCATTGAACTGATCATGAAATAGACCTTGCTTGATTAGATTGTTTTCTAGTTCAAGCATGGCTTGGAAAGCTAAATCTAAAGGTTTGGCAATCATTGAATACCTCCTGATCTGGTTATCGATCTCACATAAAAGTGGATACCTATTGCTTGATGTAGCTCATCCTCGGTTACACCTGCCTGCTCACAAAGCACGGGCAGGTAAGCGACATGTCTTGCAAGTTCCTCTTGCCATCTCTCAACCATGGCAAGGGACTCTTGCTCAACGTCTCTCAATAAGCGTTTCTTTTTCATTTCCTATGCTCATAGTCAATTTCAATGGACTCAGCAAAGCCATAAGCTCGACCATCATTCTCAGGCGCATAGGCTTTATCGATCTCTTTTCCTAGCTGATACAAAGCCTTATAGCCATGGTGCTTGAAGATGAACTCGTTCATGTGCTGCATAGCAACTAAGTAAGGGTCATGCCGATGATCGGCCAAGTGAATCAGCTCCTTAATTTGCTTTTGTTGATCTTCGATCAATAGCTCATAGGCTTTAATCTTCAATGCGTCATCCATGATGGGCCTCGCTCGCGGGTAACTGCGCTACAGCTTGGGACTCGCCAGCGGGTAGCGTCACAATCCAGGTTCTAAAGGACTGCTGCTTAGCCATTGTTTGAGGGCATTCTCTAGATGGTGGTTTCCAGCCTGCTCGTCTCCAAACGTCTTCGACCGGTATGCACCAGTCTTGCGGGTGAATTTGGCAATTGAAAAGAGAGACCCATAGAGGGATTTTCTGATCGTCCATGTAGGTTGACTCCAGTAAGTAGGTAAAAACTCCCCAAAAGCCCGTTT